AATCTGTGGTATAGGAGCCCGCTATGAGAGTCTGCATAGAGCGGCTGGTGGAGACGCTGGCAATAGTGCCCTATGAGCCCGTGAGGATGGCCAGGCTCTCCCGGCTCTGCCACAAGACAGACAGCAATCTCCGAGATATCCTGGAGGACCTGGAAGCTTTGGGCTGCGTGGCCCGGGAAGAAGGGAGGACAAAGCGCGGCGGGAAGATGGTGTTTTGGCGGAAGACGAGGCGGGTATGATATGAGATACGAATATTCCAGCCGGGTGAACACTGCCTGGCGGCCCGGATACGTGCAAGTCGTTGGAGAGGATGTATTCGGGCAGCATCAAGTTTTTGATTTGCCTGAAGGTCATTTTCGGTGTCGGTGCGGGAACGTGGTTAGGATCGATGTTAGGGGGTTTGCTGCATGTGAATTGTGTGGGCTGATCTATAATGATGAGGGCAACGCAAAATCGGGAATAAGCAACAGGGAACGTAAACGGCTATTGGAAAGGCTTAAATACGATAGCAGACAATACGACCGATAGCGCTGGCGATCGGCGCTTTCTGCCTATCCTATCGAATTTGCTCTCTCGTGTGATAGCGGTTGACTGTTCGGAAAAGACAAACCAGAGCCTGCATCTCTGTAACATGCAGGGCAAGACCTGAGGGCCGGAGGTGAGACCGGCCTGCAGATGAGGCGATGATGGCCCGCCGCTGGCAGCCGGAGCCCGTTGACGATCCCTCATAAGGCTATAAAGGATATTCGATATAGCGGGATAAATTCCATTGGGCTCTGCTCGGAGCCCTTCTAATGACTCCATACAGTAAAGATAAACATGGGCTGCCAGCCGTACTATTTTAAGCGTACAGGCGCAGCCCGTGGGGATTATCGGCCAGGAGAGGTCCTGGCCATCGCAATCACCAAACTAGAACGCATAGCTTTGTGTCAGACCAAATCAGGCCCGGTGCGCTTCTTCACCGGGCCTATCCTCCGAGTTACTCCATGAGAGAACCACGGCGCGGCCTGCCTGTATTCAAGCCTCCTATCATTGAATAATCTATTGCCATTGTGACTCGTGATTGAGATTGCAGGCCCGCCGGTGCTAATTACTTGATTTCAAGGAATGATGATATGTGCCCAAGTGTTCTATTTGCTTCAGTAAGCATAGAGAGAAAATCGATATCGCATTAACTCAAGGCGAATCAGAGCGAAGCATCGCGAAGCGTTTTAAGGTCGGTGCTTCGGCAGTACATCGACATAGAGCAGACGGGCATATTTGCCAAGTCATAGAGTCTGCTGCAATCGAAAAGCAGACCAAAATCGGCCTGAATGTGGCCGGGTGCGCCCAAGAGATCTATGATATCTGCCTCCGGGCAGCAAAAAAGGCCGAAACTCACGACCTCCGGGCGCTCGGGTCTTGCATTGCCCCGGCGGTGAAAGTCTTGGAGATCCTATCGAAGGGCAATCCAGATAAGCCAGACGGCGAAAAGAAAGATAGCGGCTTTATGGCAGGATATATGAACCGGGCGAGTAAAGTCTATGCAGAAACAGAAAGCCCGCCGCCTCAATAAACCGGCATTCTCTTGGATGCCTCCAAGCCCCAAACAAGAGCAGATCCTCTATTGGTGGACTCCGTCAAGCCCTTTCAAAGACCTGGCATATTTCCAGGCGGAAGGATCTGTACGGTGCGGCAAAACCGTCCTGGCGGATTTCAGCTTCGTGAACTGGGCATCATATACCTACGATCAAGAGGAATTTGCGCTCTGCTCCAAAACCATCGGGACGGCTATAAGAAATCAAGTTCGCCCGCTTATGAAAGTGCTTTCTGTGGAGCCATCTTATCAAGTACAATTCAGGCGGGGCAGGGAAGAAGGATCTCACCTAACGATTTATAATACGGACAATGATCACGAAAATATATTCTGGATTTATGGCGGAAAGGATGAAGCCAGTCAAGATTTGATCCAGGGCAAGACTCTAGCGGGCATTTTGTTTGATGAGCCGCCATTAATGCCCCAGAGCTTCATTAATCAGGGGCTCGCCCGCCTTTCAGTGGAAGGCGCTAAGGCGTGGTTCCTTAATAATCCAGAAAATCCTAATCATCCTCTGTATATTGAAACTACCGATCCACTAACCAAAGACGGCAAGCTCTATTTCCTTCATTTAGTGATGGATGATAACCCATCGCTTTCTGAAGAAGCCAAGAACAGGATAAAGTCTCAGTGGCCTATCGGATCTGTCTATCATAAGCGATATGTGCTCGGATTGCGGGCGGCTGCCGAGGGCCGGGTCTTTCCGTTCTTCGAGGAAGATCCTGCTGCCGGCTATGTGGTCGACAAACTTCCAGACCATTTTACCATGTTCCTGGCCGGGCTCGATTATGGCATAAGCAATCCCTTCGTAGCCCAGCTCTGGGGGCTCTCGGGCGGCGTGTGGTACTGCATCAAAGACTTTGAATGGGATTCTCTAAAGAGACAAAAGCAAAAGACAAACCCTGAGTACATCGAGGACCTGGCAAGGCTCTGCTACTGGAATGATAAGCCGATCCAGCCCCTAAAGTTCCTGATCCCTCCGGAAGAGCCGGGATTCCAGAGAGAAGCCAAGCAGTCCAAGCATTTTCAGCTCTATAATATCCGGGATGCCGAGAACGCAATCATGCCCGGCATCGAGGACCTGACGACGCTTCTCTCTCTGCGCCGGCTGAAGATCTACCAGAAATGTGAATCGACTATACACGGCTTTGCTAATCTCCTATGGGATGAGAAGAAGCAAGCCCAGGGCATAGACATGTATATCAAAGGCGGATCTGGTGCGCCGGATCATGCCACAGACTGCTCCCGATACATAGGCAGGGAAGCCGCCAAGCAACTTAGACAGATGAGGATAATAACGTGATCAAAGATCTTGAGGCCGTCCTGCAGATAGGCAAGCCCTGGCCCCCTACATCCGAACTCCCGCGGCTCAAGACCTATGAAGAGAATGAAGCCCTCTTCATGGGACAGCACACAAAAGTCTTTCAGGTCTTGCTGAACCTCTTCAGCTCCCATACTGCGGAATATAATAAGCTCATCATAGTTCTCAATTGGCATAAGCGGCTGTCTACTCTCTGGGCCGATTTTCTTTTTGGCGAGCAGCCCAAAGCCACAGTTTCCGAGGATCCCGAAAGCAAAGAGCAGATTTACCTAGACGATTTTGTAGCCAGGAATAGATATTGGCTCCTGCAGCACGCCCGCCAGATCGATGTTTCCAGGTTTGGCCATGGCATAATTGAGGGATATTATGAGGACGGATGTAGGCTCCAGGTAGTTCACCCATCCAAGTATTTCCCCCTCGAGGATAGCTTCGGGCGAGTCGTTGCCCATATGATCGCCTGGCTGGATGAGTCCAAGATAACAGATCATATCATAGAGAGGCGGCTATTCTGCCGTATCCATCGGCCTGGTGAAATCGAGAGCCGGGAGTATCTGGTGTCTGCTGCCGGCTTGATCATACGAGGCCCGGAGAATGTCACCATCACCGAGACAGGCATCACTGAGCCGCTGGTGTCTGTGGTGGAGAACCTGACCACCTCATCCGATGGGCTCATAGATGATTATCATGATTTAGATTCGATTATCAAGCGGATGGAGGCCAGGCTCACCAGAGTAGGCAGAATCCTGGATGTCCACAGCGAGCCGCTCCTGATCCTGCCTGAGGATTCTGGGGCATTCACCAAGACAGATACCGGCGCAGTGGTTTATGACAGCAAAAAGAAGGTCCTGGAGAGAGTCAAGGGGGCCGGAGATCCAGGTTATGTGACCTGGGAGGGCCAACTGGCGGCGGCATTCCAGGAGTTTGAAACTGATCTCCAGCAGCTCTATGCTTTGTCCGAAACATGCGAGGCATGTTTTGAGCCTGCGAAGGCCGGAGCCCAGGTGAGTGGCACGGCTCTGAGGCTAATGCTCTTTGTGCCCTTGAAAAAGGTGGACAGGCTCAAGCTGGTGGCTGACCCTCAAATCAAAGAGGAGCTAAAGACCTGGACGGCTTTTGAGGCTGCAAAAGGTTACGCTGGTGCAATTCCGGCAGAGTCAGTATCTATCATCTGGCAGGATGGCCTCCCTGAGGATTTCAATGAGACTGTCGTCAATGTAACCACCCTGAAAGCAACGGGCCTGATCTGGGATGAGATGGCCCTGAAGATACTCTATAAGCTGGATGGCAAGGCACTCAAGGACGCGATGGAGAAGCTGAAGGGCGAGACACAGCTGCCTTCAGTGGGCGCTCCAACGGTATCTCTCCCAGGATTGGACGATGGTGGCGAGAATGGCCAGCAGTCAACCTCTCAGTGATGCCCAGGCCCAGAGGCTCATTAGGCTCTATGATGGGGCTGAGAAAGAGATCCTAACCGAGATCAACAGACTTCTCCTGAAAGATCCTGCCTCAGAGTCATATTCGATGGCCTGGCAGAAGACGCTCTTGCAGAGAGTCCGACAGATCCGGGCAGACCTGGAGAAGGGCTCTCGGACCTGGTGCTCGGAAGCAATCCCGGAAAGCTACATGAAGGGCATGGAGTGGGCCGACAAAGACCCGCTCATGAGCGGCAAGGCCATTCCCGGCTTTGGCAGCATCCACCAGCAGGCAGCGCAGGTGCTGGCCGAGAATACCTATGGCCGGTTACAAGATGTCGATCAAGTCATTGGCCGGAAGGTAGACGACCTCGCCCGTGCGATCTCCCTGGAAGCCACCAAAGGTTCAGTTCTCGGTTACCAGACCACCAAGCAGGCAGCCAAGAGGATCAAGGCAGACCTGGCAGAGCGTGGCATCACCGGGTTCCGAGACAAGGCCGGGCGCGAGTGGGACATGGGCCGATATGCGAAGGTCCTGGCTCAGGAGACCACCAACGGCGCTTTCAGGCAGGGCTCCATCAATAGATATCAGGAGCATGGCCATGATCTGGTCCGGATATCTCACCATGCGGGTAGTTGCCCAAAGTGCGCTCCTTATCAGGGGCGGACCTTTTCCCTGTCTGGTCAGGATAAGGAATTTCCCGCCCTGAGTAGCGCTACAGGACTTTTTCATGTAGGCTGCAAGCACGTTATCTCTTTAGCGCCTGAAGAACTGAGGCGCGGCCTGGATGTGCTCCAGGGCAAAGGGGGGCGAGGCGGCCAGGGAAGCGGAGATCAAGAGGCTGGCAGATAAATGGAACAGCCGCAATAAATCATAATCATCATTTCATTCTAAAAGCTGACTCCGGGCTTTACCGGAGGGGGGTAATTTTCTTATGACAAATTCAGATGAATCCGGTACGCCTCCGGCCAATGAAGGCGGAAATACACCACCTGCGCAGCAGGGCAAGCAATTCACTCAGGCAGACATCGACGCAATAATCGAGGATCGCCTGGGAAGAGATCGCCGTACACGCGAAGAGGCCCTGGCCAAAGAGCTGGGAATGTCCCTCAAGGACGCCAAAGCTCTGATCAAGGCCCGGAAAGCTGAGGAGGATGCTCAAAAGAGTGAACTCCAGCGCGAGCGCGAGGCCAGAGCGGCAGCCGAAAAGGAGCGGGACGCCCTCAAGGCAGAGCGCGAAATAGGCGGCTGGCGGTCGAAGTACGGCAAGAAACACAATATCCCGGAAGCTGATTGGGACCGCCTCAGGGGGTCGACAGAATCCGAGATCGAGGAAGACGCTAAGGCATGGGCCAAAGCGCGAGGCCTCGATAAAGCCGGAGGACCGGCGCCGAGAGGCGGTAATAACCTATCACAGAACCCATTCAATCAGGCCTTCCTGGCCGCTACTGGCCGGGGCGGGCGCTGAATTAGTTTTTGAGGTGAATTAAGATATGGTAACTTACTCTGATTACATCAGCCGGACAGATGCCAGCACCTATCTGCTGCCGGATCAGTATAGCAAAGAGATCATTGAGGCTCTGCCTACCAAGTCATTCTGCTTGGAGAAAATGAAGAGGTTGCCTCCCATCAATGCAGCCACCTACAAGATCCCCATGATGAATGCTTTCCCCTCTGCCTACTTCGTCTCTGAAGTGGCTGGGAGCCGGAGCAGCAGCTACACCAAGCAAACTACCGATATGTCCTGGTCCGGTGTGACCATGTATATCGAGGAGATCGCCGTAGTGGTCCCGGTCCCCGACTCCGTCATAGCCGATATGGCGAGCCAGAACTTCGACCTTTGGGGCATGGTCAAGCCCAGGCTCATCGAGGCCGCCGGCAAGCTCATTGACCAGGCAATCCTCTACGACAACTCCGGGGATATCGCTCCCGCCAATTGGCCGGACGGCATAGTCACTCAGTGCGCCACAAAGAGCAATACCATTGATGTATCCGCTCAGATCGGTGCAGGCCTCACTTTTGCAGATATGTACGACGGCATCCTGGCAGACAATGGCCTCTTCTCTTTGGTAGAGCAGGACGGTTATCTGGTGAATGGTGCCCTCGCCGCCATCAGCATGAAGGGCAAGCTTCGGGGCCTCCGAACCTCCGAGGGCGCTCCGATCTTCACCAACGATATGAAGCAAGCTAACCGCTACCTCCTGGATGGTGCGCCTCTGGACTTCCCCAATAACGGCGCTTTTGATGCCACCAAGAGCCTGCTGGTTGTTGGTGACTGGTCCCAGGCGGTCTATGGCATCCGGCAGGACATCACATGGAAGGTGGCCACGGAGGCCTCTATCCATGATAACACCGGTGCCCTGGTCTATAATCTCTTCCAGGATGATATGGTGGCTCTCAGAATGACCATGAGGCTGGGCTGGGCGCTGCCTAACCCGATCAATGCCGTTAACAGCTCTACTCAATTCCCGTTCGCGGCTTTGGTGCCCTGAGGTAGGACCATGAAAAAAGTTCTAACCTTTTTGGTGCTGGCGGTCATAATGGGGCTGGCAGCCGGGCAGGGTTCATGGTATCCTCAGAAGGTAGGCGGCAAACCCATCCAGTCAGATGGCGGCGGCACAAACTACGCGTTTGCTATTGCTCTCCAGACCATCCCCGTGGCCGAGACCAGTGACGACGACCAGCTCTTTGCCGCAACAACTGGCCACTGTAACCAGACGACAAATATCAACAAGAGTACTTTCCTAGCACAGCCCGATGTTCCGAGGAATATTATTGCCACGTTCAATGCATCTACATCAGGAAGCATCAAGATTACGGGGACGGATATCAGCGGTGCGGTCATAACCGAGAATCTGACAATATCGTCTGCTACAACCGGTGCTTCTACAAAAGCATTCAAGACTGTCACAAGAATCAATGCAGATCTTACCACCGGCCAGACCAACAAAACACTGAAAATGGGAACCGGTGATCTCCTCGGCCTGAATAGCAAGCTCGCCACCAACACCGTGCTGCTGGCTGCATTGAATGATACCAAGGAGGCCACGGCACCAGCGGTAACCGTGAACAGTACAGTGCTGAGCCTCAATACCATCGACACCAACACCGCGCCGGGTGGGAAAGTGACTAAGGTCTGGTATATCGTCTAGGAGGGGTTCAAATGGCATTATATCCCGTCGTCCCAAGAGATTACCAGGGCTGGCAGCAGCCAGTCATGGATATACTCAATGAACCGCCCGGATCTCCGACGGAGGGAGATCGGTATCTGCTCGACACCACCCCTACAGG